GCGAGGAACTGGCCCGCAGCTTTGGGGCGCTGGATGCAAAGCGCCCGACGGCCTGGACTGAATACGGTTACCCCGAGCATGTGAGTTTCCCCCAGTACCTGCAAGCCTATTCCCGTGGTGGGGCAGGGCATGGCGCGGTGCATCGGCTGCTGGATAAGTGCTGGCAGGGCAACCCGCGCATCAAGAGCCCTGCCAGCGACAAGGAAACGCCTTGGGAAATCAAGGTCAAAAAGCTATTCGACAGCATCCAGGCTTGGAAGAAGCTCAAGGACTTTGACCGCCGCAATATGGTAGGCCGCTATGCCGGGTTGATCTACCGCGTGGGTGACAACCTGCCATTGCGTGAGGAAATGACGCGGGCGCGGCGCCTAGTGGATATTGTGCCGGTGTACGAAGACCAAATCCGCGTGACCCAGTGGCATAGCGACATGGATCAGGAAAACTACGGTACGCCGAAAATGTTCCAGTACCGTATGCGCAGCCCGTCCGGCCTGTCAAACGACAACCAAGGCCAGCCGGATCAGTGGGTCGATGTACACCCTAGCCGCATCCAGATTCTGGCCGAGGGCAGCGCGGGCGATATGTTTGACGGCGTGCCCTTGCTGCAAGCCGGGTTTAACGACCTGGTGGACTTGGAAAAAATCACGGGCGGGTCAGCCGAAAGCTACCTCAAAAACTCAGCCCGCACGCTGGTGTTTGAGTACGACAAAGACGCATCTGTATCGGCCATTGCCCCGCCAAATGCAGACGGTAGCCCCGGAAAGTCGGTGCGCCAGGTACACAGCGACCAAACCCGCGCCCTGAATCGTAACCAGGACAGCAGCATCGTGATCCAGGGCGGTAAGGCCAACACGCTGCAAACGTCTGTGAGTGACCCTCGTGGAGCGTTTGAGGTGGCCGCGTGCTCCTTTGCTGCATCGGTGCAGATTCCGTTCACCATCATTTTCGGGCAGCAGACAGGCCGACTTGCCAGCGACCAGGACCAGAAAGACATGGCCGCGCGCTGCGGATCGCGCCAGCAGAACGAGGGGACTCCCATGCTCATGGAGTTCGTGACGCGCATGCAGGCGGCCGGAATCATCGAGGCTGGGGAGTTTGAAATTCAGTGGCCAGCTGTCGATGCGCCGAGCGAACTGGACAAGCTGACGAACCTGGGCAAAGCCACCGCGGCCATGCAGCAAGCGTTCCAAGCAGGGCTTACTGAGCCGCTATTTGACAGCAACGAGCTGCGCACGATGGTGGGGTTTGAGCCGCGTGTCGATGACGGGATGCCGACTGAGGGCGATCCGGCAAAAGACGACGCAGTGATATAAAATCACCGTGCGGATAGGGTCGCCCCCGAAAAGCCTTAAGCAAGCCTGCCGCCTTCGTTATGCTGTGCAAGGAGCTTGCCTTGAAAACTGAACTCACCGCAGAGCGTCTGCGCGAACTACTCCACTACGACCCGGCCACTGGAATCTTCACGCGCCGCGTCGTCGTGTCGGCATCAAAGGCCCTCAAGCCCGGCGACGTGGCGGGCGGGCTGGACAAGAGCACCGGATACTGGCGTGTGAGCGTCGATAACAGGCGCTACTGGGCGCACCGCCTCGCATGGTTCTACGTGCACGGAGTATGGCCGGCCGACTGCCTGGACCACATCAACCAGACTCCGTTGGATAACCGCCTATGCAACCTGCGAGAGGCGACGAAGGCTGAGAATTGCCAGAACATCAGCAGGCCCCGCTCGATAAACAAGGCCGGTTTGCTGGGCGTCTCCCTGGTCACCAAGACAGGAAAGTGGCAGGCGACCATCACGCTCGGACGGAAAGCCAAGTACCTGGGTAAGTTCGACGCCCCGGAGGAGGCGCACGCAGCCTACCTAGCCGCGAAGGTAAAACTGCATCCTTTCGGCATGGGCCTCCGATGAGGGCGGCCACGCCAAACCCCATCACCTCGGGGAACTTGAAGGATAGGACGGGCGCTGCCGGTATTCAGCGGCGGGCGAGTGCTGAGATTCGACGCCGTTGGACGGGCCTGCAGAAGGACGTACTTGCGGCATTCGACGGAATCCAAACACTGGCCGTCAATGACACGTCCAAAACACTCTACATGCTCACTCCGGAGCAAATGCAAAGCCTGTCTATTGAGTTGCAGGCCGCGCTCGCGCGCTGGATTGCCGACGGACGAGACCCCGCACACATTGCATGGTGGTCTGGTTACGTGCAGGAGTCCAGCCAGCTCGGGGCGGCACAGTCGGTGGCGAACCTGACCCAGTTGTCTGCCAGTTACGCCGCGAGCCGCGCCCTGGAGACGGTGATCTATAGCGTGCCCTACAAGAACCGGTTGTCAATGGCGCAGATCAAGTCCCAAGACCACTGGACCTCACTGGCGGCCAAGCAGCGCGCGGACCTCACGGGGATCATCGGGCGGGCTGTGGTGGACGGCAAGAACCCCAAGGCTGTACGGACCGAGATCATGGAAAAGCTGGAAGTAGGGCGGGCCCGTGCGGCCTTGTACGGTCAAACCGACATCACCAACACGCTGCGGGAAGCCCGCCAGGCCGAGGCCGACTATGCCAAGGATGAGCTGGGGCTGAAAATTGCGCTGCTGTGGACTTCGGCGCTGCTGCCCAGTACGCGCCAATGGCACGCGGCCCGCAATGGCAAGGTGTACACGACCGATGAGGTGAAGCAGTTCTATTCTGTGAATGGCAATCGCTACAACTGCTACCTACCCGGCACTCGCGTGGCAGGTCGTTTCGTTGCTGGTGCCAAATCCAGATACAAGGGGCCTGCCGTGCGTCTGGTGACTGCTAGTGGTCGCGAGTTGGCCGTTACCGCGAACCATCCCGTGATGACCAGTAGGGGATTGGTTGCGGCTGCAGAAATCGGCAAAGGCGACAATCTGATTGCATACCTCGGACAACAGGAAGACCCGACGGGGGTGATTGACCTGAATGGTGAGTTGGTTGGCTCCAGAATCGAGGATGTATTCAGTGCGCTTGTGGATTCTGGACATCAGCGGCTTGCCAGGGTGCGCCGAGTAGATTTCCACGGCGACGCGGCTTTCATGCAGCCAGAGATCAACGTTGTAGATGCCGATCTGGTATTGACCGTCGCAACTGATGCCTCTTTGGCGCAGCTCCTCGATGACCTCTCTTTCGTACATCCCGACTCGCCTGCTGCGCGTGGCCGAGCGCTTGAGTTTTTCGCTGATGGGAATATCTCGAAGGCGGGCGGCAGTGTTTGCATTGGCGACGTTGGCACGTCGCTCCTCCATGGTCATGTTGCGGTTGCGGGTGCGCTGAGCCTCGCTGCATCCCCTGGCACTCAATCCTGCATCCTGGATGGCTCGCATGATCACACCTCGATCCATACCGAGCCGCTTGCTCATGGCGTAGATAGATTCACCGGCGGCGTGAGCAGCATGGAATTCGGCAGCGCGACTTGCGTGTCTGCTGCGGGCCCATTGGTTATATCGGAATCCGAAGCGGTGGAATGCCTCCATCAGAGTGCGATCACAGACGCCGACGCTGTGCGCGATATCCTTGAGCGTTTCGCCGGCCTTGCTTCGTTCGATGAGGTTGTTGATGTTGTCTGGAGTGAGTACGACGGGCATGTATTCGACCTGCAGGAGTTGAGTGGACTCATGCTAGGGAGCGGAATAGTTGCCTCAAATTGCCACTGCGGGCAGACTGAGTGCCTGCTCGATGCCGAGGGCAAGCCCATCCTGACGAAGAAACTGCAGTCCACGATGGCAAACGAGTTGGCTACATGGAAGAAGTCCAACCCGTCCTAAAGCCCTACGCCCGCTCTTCCCATCGAACCTTAAATACGCCGCGAGTTGCTCCGGTAGCAGTCAGCCGGAAATAGTACGTGCCAACGGCAACACCTCGTTCGTCCTGGGCCTCTGCTCCTACGCTAGACGCGAAATTGGCATTGTTTGCCGTTTTGTTCATGAGCACATCTAGCACTGTCCCGCCGGTATGCGTGCCGCCTGATGTGATGATGCTTTGCGTGACGTAGATGGGCGCGGGGCGAGATGCCATTGTATTGCGCGGGAAAACAGGGATGGATTCTGCATATGTGCCACCCTCAGTGCCTCCAATCACCGTCTCCAGCTTGGCCTCGCCTTCTACCAGGTTTAAATCAACGCCGAACAGGATGATGTCAACGGGCAAAACTGCTTTGAATACGATAACTTGCCCGCCAGAAATTGAGAATTCTTTAAACGTCCGAAACTCGCGGCCTGTGAAAAATCCTGTTTGAGCTACGTCAACTTGCAGGCGCGATTCCGCCCCAAGATTGTCGGTAAAGTGATGCGGCATCAACATCGACTTGCACAGCGGCCACAGCTGCGCGGTCATGGCCTTGTGCGCTTGCGCCGGCTCGTAGCACTGGATGGTTAAGCGCTCGCTCATGCGTATTCCGCCACATCTACCACCTCGGGCGACTTGCTGCGCACCCGGTCACCGGTCTTCTTGATCCACTTTTCATAGTCACCACGGGGGATAGACTGGCGTTGCAGGTCATGCCACTCGCACAGGTGCCGAAAAGCTTCCAGGCCTTGCGCTGTTAACCCCATGCGCTTGGTTACCTCAAATCGCCTGGCCGCGCTCAGTAACTCGGCCTGGGCAAGCGTGCACGCAGGTAGTGCTTCTGGCCCCACCCCACCACGCGCCATGGTCTCGCACAGATTGAGAACGGCGTTCATGTCCTCCCAGTCTTGGAGATTGGCGCGGCCCATGCGGAATGATTCGATGGCGGATAACTCCCGCATACGCAGCTTGTCCAGCAGGTCTTTGGGCGTATCCGCTATGCCGTCCAGTACATGCGTCAGCGGATTGACCAGCGGCCATACCTTGCGTTTTGTGTGCTTTCTCATGCCAGCACCTCGCGCAGCATTAAATCCAGCCGGGCCAGCGCATTCCACGCGCAATGGGCGGCGTGCGACAAACCAGTCTCTACATCGCACTCCTGCCCGCCCGCTTCGGCCAAATAATGCCGCAGCATCGCGTCGGTGTAGCGTTCTTGGCCGTTTTCGACTTGCGTCCAGCCGTCATCGCTGTACTTCTGCGCGCCGAACGTACCAACCTTGCCCACCTCTTCCAGCGCAAACGCAAAGCTCCCCAGCACCAAGCCGAGCCGGGTCTTGCCTGCGTCCAGCTTTGCGCCGGGGGTGTGCGGGTCTTTATTGCCAGGGTCTAATTCCTGATAACTCACAGCAAATCTCCTTGTTTTGCAATTTGGGCCTGTTTTTCTGCTTTGGCGGCAGATTTACGGGCTTTGGCTTCGCGGGCCAGCACATCGGCGCGAACCAGCGGGTACCCCGGATCGCTCGGCGCAATCGTGTAGTCGTGGCCTCTGTACGTCAGGCCACCGTAAAAGCGGGCGATAGATAGCTGGGTGTGCAGCCAGTTGTAGATACGTTCGGGTGCAGCGGTCATGCTTGCGATTTCAGTTCGCGGGCTTTGGCCGCATAGGCTTTTTTGAAAACAGCGTCTGTGTCGCTCCAACCATGGCGAATGCGCCAAATAATCCCGCTGGCACCCACTTGGCACTCCGGGTGTTTAGACCATTCCGCAGCCGTCATCGTTCTTCCATCAATCTCAATTCGCACTGCATTGCTGCGCTCATGTTTGAAACTGGTTTTGTTGGGCCTGTTATCGCAACGAGGATTCCCGTTGTGGGTTAACTTTCGCCCGAACAAGGCATCAGCATCACACATGCCCGCCTTCTTCCGGCGCTTGATCGTGGTTCCTGTGACGCTGACACGTGGGTCCAAAGCCCACGCATGTGCAGTCTTTGTTACTCCATCAAAAGTGATTGCCCAGGTGTGATCCCATTCATGCGCCGGGCGTGTCCCACGACGGGCGTTGCAGGGGTTGCAAGTGGGCCGAAGGTTGGATCGCTCGTTGTTCCGCGTGTTCTCGTCAATATGATCGACACAGCACGTTGCCCACGTGAGCGGCTTAGAGCACAATTCGCATTTCATCGGCGCAGGACCGATCGCCGCATAAAGAACAATTCGATGCTCGGCAACATAAATTTGCCCGCGTGTCAAAAGTGGATGACTGGGCGCATGCAAATATTGATAACCACGCTCATCCTCAATTCTTGGCTTTGCAGCCTTGCGCACCAGTTCAGTGGTGCTATTCCGGCGCAATCGGAAATAATGCTTTTGGCATAGACAGGCATCCTTATAGTGGGCGGCGCTTTCGCAACCATCAACGTGGCATAGCATTTCTAACCTCCATCCGTTTTGCTTTTTTCGTAAAAATTCGCTTCATGCGCTTGAAATACTCGGCATCGTGGCGCACCACGGCGTTTTGCGAATACAGCCACTCCACCCGCTGAATGCCTATCTTGGCAACCAGGCGCGGGCCATAGCTGCCCAAATTGCCGCTTAAATGGTTGTTGCAGATAGAGCAAGCCTTGTGGATATTCCACAGGTTGAAGCGCAGGCCAGACGCTGCCCCCACGCTGCGGAAGTGGGAGGCGTGCCACTGTCCATCCCAAGAGGCAGGCCGGTCGCACGAAGCGCAACCCAAATGGGCATCACGCAGCCGCACATACAAATTCACAGCGGTCTGCGCTTCTTTGGCCAACGTCGCCCGGGTCTTGAGCTTTTCCAACTTCGCCTTGGTTTCCTTGCGGTTGGCTGACTCCAGCAGCTTGGCCTTCTTAGCGTTGGCCTGGTTCACCACTGTTTGTGCGCAATGCGGGCTGCACACCCGGGCGAGTGGGCGCGCAGGCATGAACAGAGATTTGCAGCCTTTGCAGGGCTTGGGCTTGATGGCTGGGTTCATTTACTTCCCTTCGGTTCCACGCACAGGTCCACCGCTTTCGCCAGCCGCCGTATCTCGGCCTCGGCATGCCCCTGGGCAACCCAGGCGGCCAGCGCAGCCCGGCAGCGGGCCACCTTCTGCTCCTGCGGGATCTGGAATTGCTTGATGCGCTGTATCGACCGCGCGCCGCAGAAAACGCATCCCAGGCTGTGGAAGGCATGCGTGGGGCCCTCGCGGGAGGTTTGACAGGGTTTGCAGGTCATTCAAGCCACGTCCCCCAGCACGATCAGCGCATTTTTGATTTCATCTTCGGACACGGGCAGGTTTTGGGCTACCCGGTCCAGCACCTGGTGGGCGCGCAGCTTCTCGGCTGGGCAGTATTGGCGTAGGGTCATGCAACCTCCAGCGGCGAGGCTTTTGGCGTAACTGCGCCGGTGTGAACCAAGTAAGAGTGCTCCCACTTGGCAGGATCACCAATGAGACCGGCGCGAGATGGGTGCGGGTCGAACACGATCTGCCCATTGCAGCCGACAACAGCATGGGTAACGTCATTGCCGCGTGGCGAAGGGCCAGCGATCTCGTGATACACATCACCCGCTTCACCGAAGAACAAGGCACCGGATCGTGCAGGCATCGTCAGATAGGCAAAACCCCGAGCGCGACAGAACCGTTGCAGGCGGTCCCAATAGTCGCAAGGTTCA